TCATCTTGAAATTGTTTTAAAGACAACATCTTATAAAGATTAGTTGTATTCACATCTTGTATGTTATTATATTTTTTGTTCATAGTTTCCTTTGGTTGATTTGTTTTAAACATATCTAAAACATATATATTAATTATGTTAAGAATAAGGCAAGATATATTATTATTTTAAATTAGAATTGTTCTAATGTGAGTTAATAAAAATGGTATCCATACTTAAACAGCGGCAGCTTTTTTTTACACGTTAAAACAAACGACAGCATTATTGACCTATCTATTGAGAATTATTTAATTAATTAAATAGTTACCGGTAACTTTCTATTATCACTAATCTATAATAGATATATATTTCCAGATTAATCTAGTTTTTTGGTTTTTAAAAAAGGCATATACCCCAGATTACACCCACACTTTTTCTTTCTATATAGACCGGACTTGTGAGGACACCTTTAGATCCACCCACCCCTTTATACACAAACACTTTTTTGTTTTATTTTTTTTTCAAATGCACTAGATGTAGTATATGGATTACTTTAGTGCAGATGATTTAGATTCAGTTGCTTATATTGAAGAAGGAACAAACAACGTAATTATTAAGTTTTATGGATTTCCCAATAAAGTAGCAGCCGATCTATTTATCAGCTATGCTATGCTCAATATGGGTTTTGATTACCAACCTATAGCTGGTGCAAAATCCGACATGATACACTAGATATGGATATTAAGATACCTTACACACCAAGGAAGCATCAAGCCTACTTGCACAGACAGATAGACAATCACAGATGGAATGTACTTGTATGCCATAGAAGGTTTGGAAAAACAGTTTGCATGATCAACCACCTAATTAGGTCAGCATTACTGTCTAAAAATAAGAACCCTAGATATGCTTACATTGCACCAACCTTTAAACAAGCAAAGTCTATCGCATGGGATTACATGAAACAGTTTACCGCCAAGATACCCCACACCAAATTTAACGAAACAGAGCTGCGTGTAGACCTACCTAATGGTGCTAGAATCACCTTGCTAGGCTCTGAATCTCCAGATGGGTTAAGAGGTATATATCTTGATGGATGCGTAATTGATGAGTACGCAAATGTAAATGGTAAGTTGTTTCCAGAAATAATTAGACCAGCACTATCTGATAGAAAAGGCTACTGTGTCTTTATTGGTACACCTATGGGAATGAACAATAACTTTTACGAACTATACCAACACGCACAAGGTGCGGATGATTGGTTTAATTACAAAGCTAAAGCTAGTCAAACAAACATTGTAGACAATGATGAGTTGGTCAAGGCAAAAGAAGTTATGGGTGAAAAGAAGTACCTACAAGAATTTGAATGTGATTGGATAGCCAACATTGAAGGAGCAGTATATGGAGATGTTATCGCAAAGCTAGATGATGACAAACAGCTTACAAGAGTTCCCTACGATCCCTCACTACCTGTATCAACAGCATGGGATCTTGGTGTCTCCGACCACAGTAGTATAATATTTTATCAGCAGTTAGGAAGAAGCATTAATATAATAGATTACCACGAAGAGAAAGGTCAAGGTCTACCTTATTACATTAAGATGATTAATGATAAAGATTATGTTTACAAAGATCACTTTGCACCACACGACATTGAAGTTACCGAATTTGGAAATGGCAAAACCCGGAGAGAGGTCGCCAATCAATTAGGATTAAGATTTAAGGTTGTTCCAAAAATTCCATTAGAAGATGGCATCCACGCAACTACAATGACCTTACCTAGATGTTGGATTGATACTGACCATTGCAAAAAGTTAATAGATGCGTTAAGACATTATCACAGGAAGTACATTGATAAAAACAGAATGTTTAGATCAAAGCCTGTACACGATTGGAGTTCTCATGCTTGTGATGCAATGCGTTACCTTGCAGTTGGACTACAAGAAATTAATACTAGACAAACTGCTCCGCAAAGTGTAGCAGATAATAGTTACAGGATTATATAATTATGGGTTCAATATTCAAACCAAAAATGCCACCATTGCCGCCACCGCCACCTCCGGTTGAAGCACCCAGCAGCGAAATAAGTGATGAGGAAAAAGCAAGAATTAAAGCAGAGAAAGATGCTATCAGAAGAAAAAGAAAAGGTAGACGTTCAACAATACTAACTGGTCCACTTGGAGTACAAGAAGATAAGGAAGCTGCGTTAGATACATTATTAGGAAAGAAAGATTAATATGCCGGGACATACATCAGCACATAGTTCTGGAGGTAATAAGAACAAAGGTTCAGATCATAGCCATTCAAGATTTTCTAGTGGCAGTGGTTACTATGGTGGAACAACTAAAACTACAACTTCAACAAATGATAATTCAGATAATAACAAAGTAAAATATCAAACAAGCTCAACAGGCAAAGCAAATGCAAAAAAAGCTGCTGAAATAAAAGCAAGAAATAAAATCAAACAAGATATGATTGATTTTAAAAATTATGAATATCAAAAACCAAAAGGTTTAGGAAAATTTAATCTTTTATCACAAGCACTTGATATTACAGGTTTAGGTAAAAAAAGTCATGAAATAAATAAATCATATTATGAAAGAAATGTTATTGGTAAAACAAATCCCAAAACAGGTAAGGCTTACAGTGCAAACATACAAGAATATAAAGATTATCTTAAAAGTAGAAATGCTGGAGATATAGATGCTATGGGTAGAAGCATTGCTAGAGATGGTGATAATAATAGTGGTACTAATTTTGTTGTAGAAAAAAATGTTGGAGGTAAAACAATTTTAACAACAGAAAAAAAAGTAGCAAAAGATGCAGAAGTTAAAAAGGAATATGATGAAAGAACTACAAAAAAAAGAGGTAGAAGAAAAACTATTAAAACAGGATCATTAGGAGTAACAAAAGTTTCTTCAGATTATTCATTAGGTAAACCTACATTACTAGGAAAAGTATAATGGCAAAAACAGATTTAACTAAATCTTTATTAGCAAGATTTGACAGATTAAAAACGCAAAGACAAAATTGGGAAACACATTGGCAAGAAGTTGCAGACTATATGCAACCAAGAAAAGCAGATGTTACCAAAACAAGATCAAGAGGAGATAAACGTACAGAATTAATTTTTGATTCTTCTCCAATACAAGCAGTAGAATTATTAGCAGCATCATTACATGGTATGCTTACAAATCCTGCAACACCTTGGTTCTCATTAAGATTTAAAAATTCACAATTAGATATGGATGATGAAGCAAAACTTTGGTTAGAATCTGCAACTGAAGTTATGTACACAGCATTTAGCAGATCAAACTTTCAACAAGAAATATTTGAATTGTATCACGATCTAATTACTTTTGGTACTGCAGCAATGCACATACAAGAAGATAACAAAGATGTATTAAAATTTTCAACAAGACACATTAACGAAATATATATAGCGGAAGATGATAAGGGTGGTATTGATACTGTTTATAGAAAATTTAAACTTACAGTAAGAGCTGCAATACAACAGTTTGGTAAAAATGTTTCAATAGAAATTCAAAAACTAGCAACTAAAGATCCATATAAAGAAATAGAAATATTACACGCAGTTTATCCAAGATCAGATTACAATCCTAAATTAAAAGATACAGACAATATGCCTTTTGAATCTGTTTATTTAGAATACAAAAATGCAAATGAATTATCTGTATCTGGTTTCCAAGAGTTCCCTTTCGTAGTACCGAGATACTTAAAAGCATCACATGAAGTCTATGGTAGATCACCAGCTATGACAGCTTTACCAGACGTAAAGATGCTAAACGAGATGTCAAAAACTACAATTAAAGCTGCACAAAAACAAGTTGATCCACCACTATTAGTTCCGGATGATGGTTTCTTATTACCTGTTAGAACTGTACCCGGTGGACTAAACTTTTATAGAAGTGGTACAAGAGATAGAATTGAACCATTAAATATTGGTGCAAACAATCCATTAGGTTTAAATATGGAAGAGCAAAGAAGAACTGCTATTAGAAATGTTTTTTATGTAGATCAACTAATGTTGCAACAAGGACCACAAATGACAGCAACAGAAGTTATCCAACGTAACGAAGAGAAGATGAGATTACTTGGTCCAGTATTAGGTAGACTACAATCAGAATTATTAAAACCA